TTTCTCAACGAACTTGACTACGGCAGGGCTGACCATCTCTTCATCACGAAAAATAACTTTTACTTTTCCAAGATTTCTTTCTTCGTGTATTTCTTTAGCCAAATAAATTATGGCTGTGCTGTCTTTGCCTCCAGAAAATTGATAGCAGACAGTGTCAAAAGTGTCGTATACATGGCGGAGTCTTTCTCTTGCCGCGTCAACGCATGATGTGTCAAGAAATAATCGCTGACGAGTCAAGAAATAATTCCTTAATCTTCAAGATCGTCAAAATTGTTTTCTAGGCTGAGATCTTCAAAATCCCATTTGCCGTCTAATGACGCATAGAGCGCATAGTCAATTCGTGTTGGTTCCATTTCAAATTCTTGCATTAGAGACCACCACTTTTTTATTGCTTTGCGGTGAAAATCATCTAACGGATTTTCCTCAGAAACAGATGCAACCATCCTTGAAACCTCATCAAGTTTGGCTGACACAAAAAATCTGAACCTATCAATTTTTGATCTACGAACGCCAGATGTCGCCGACGCTTCAGCAAGCAAAAGATCGCCTTCTGTCCCCAAATTTTTGTACTTGGTTAGGCGTATTGCTTCTTGTTGGTCAATCTCTTTGATCTGTTCTTCAAGATTTGTGGAAAGATATTGCAACGCCCGCTTCCATCTATCTAGATTCTCGGGCATCATCAGATATTTTTTCTGTGCTTCAGATGCTTTGTTTTTTACTTCTTCCGCGACAAGTCGCGAGAATGCTTCATCGTTCATTTATTTTTACTCCATGCAGGACATATAGGTTTAAAGTGACACCATCCGCACAATACACCAACCTTGGTTTCAAAAACCTCTGTTTGGCATCGTTCGTCTATGGCACTTCTTATTTCTACTAACATTTCTTTAATTCTATTTATATCTTCTTGGGTTGGATTCTTGGTTAGTTTAACCCCGTCTTTGATGTACAACAACTCTAGGGTGCCAATCTCCTTGTCCTCAATCTCGGACAAAATAACAGCGTAAATTAGTAGTTGATCAAACTTGTCATCACGGAATCGCAATTGAGGGACTTTCCCTGTCTTGTAGTCTCCAATGTCTATTTTGCCCTCTTTGACAGCCCATCTATCAATAAAGCCTTTAATTTGGACGCCAAGCACAGAGTGATTTAGTTCTGTCTCAATACCGTCAAATTCAATTTCGTTAGACGGCTCCATCGCCATAAGGTTCTCTATGCAGTAGCGAGCCCTCAACCGAAACTCATCTATACGAGATTTGTTCCCACGATAAATTTTGGTAACTTCTTCAGAGTAATCATCCCAAACAGCACGAAATAAAGTTCGTGCGTTAAAAACTGTTCGCTCTGATGCTTCAAGACGATAGAACTCTTCTAAAATAGAATGAACATAATTGCCCAACAATGTATGTTCGGTGGCGGGTTCTTTGAGCCCATCTATCCGAGAAAGTTTGTACTTATACGGACATTGTTGAAATGTGCTTATTGAACTTGGTGAAAGATATTCTGGAGCGTTGAGCACATCAGTCAATATCTTTGCGAGGTGGCATCTCAGGAGATTTGATCTTTTTAGGCGTCGGCGTTTCTACAATAACCGACCCTTCAAACTGATAAGAAATGAGTTCTGTAATAAGCGCATCAAGTTCTTCTTCGGTGAACTCTGAAGGCTTAGGCACAGGGCGACCCCCACCGTAGTTAGACCAAAAACTCTTGATCTTTGCTCTGTTCTCATCTTTTGCTTCAAGCAATGTTTTGAACTGCGCATATTTGGGAGAGACAACAGGAGCCAAAGATACGACCGTTGTGGCTTCCATCGCCTGCTCTATTTCAATTGCTTCTTCTGAACGAGCAAGATACAAACCAATACCAAGAGTCTGAACCGCTTTTTTTAGAGCATCTGAAACTGCGCCCTTAACTTCGTCTCCGATGTCTACAGGGTCACCATTTTTGGACATCTTAATTTTCTGTCCACCAACTCCATCACGAGTAACGGTATTGCCCTCAATTGTTGCGACCACAGAAACTTGAGCAACAATTGATGTCCCAAGTTGTTGCCAATTCTTGACGGTGAATGACCAATTTTCTACACCGAGAACTTTGTTCATACGGTTGATAACTTCGCTAATTGGTACATAAACCAAATTTGCGCCACCTTTGTTGAGGCGCTTTTCCATTTCGGGTGGAAAAGATTCTGTCAATTGTGAATAGATATTGTTCATGATTGTTCCTTTCTTACGATGATGCTTGTTTTAAGTTCTCCCACTTCGCAGTATTGATCTGCGTTAATACCCAATTTTGACAACTCTTTTATGCGCCAATAAGAGGGCTGTACATAGTCAAGAAGTTTCATAGCCACCTCATTGGCTGTCATAACAACTTCGCCCGTATCCATGTCAACAGACAAATCATTTAGTCTCCGCAAAACCTCCGAAGCAAGATCTTCATGCTTCCAACCTTTGCGATCAAACGCTGATTTCTTCTCAATTTTTTGACCATTAGACGCTGTTGCTTCATCAGTCTCAATTTTGTTTGCGAACAGATTTGAATATTGTGTGAACATAGAAGCAACATCACCTTTGATTGAGTGAAGCAAGACAAGGGTGTCATACCATAGTTGCTCGTCATCTGTTTCCAAATTTTGTAAAGCACTTTCTTCCACTGCCATTAATGCTTTACGAAATTCAAGGAAAGGCTTAAGCCTGTCAATGTTTCTAAAAGGTAATTCGCTCATACGAGTGAAGGAATTTTTGAGTTAAGCGAAACAGAAATTCTTACCAAAGTTTCAATACTCGGAGAAAAGTGACCGTTCTCAATTCTGTTAATAGTCTTGCGATCAATGCCCGCAATTTCTGCTAACCCCTCTTGGCTTAGTTCAAGATTTTTTCTTGACTTCTTCACCCATTCAGCAATTACATCTTTGCTTTGATTAGTGGCAGTTCGTAACTGCGTTTTGGTTGGGGATTTATATGCTTTCTTCATTAGTTTAACCCTCTCGGCAATAGTGGTATAGGTTTACCTACACGATGATAGTCGCCCTTTTCCTCTGAGGCAACCCCAAGCCAGTTAAAAATGTAAATGCTCCAACCGCTGAGTCCACTTGGTCGTCATGATTACAAGCCTCAGGAAAAGAAGATATTTCGTCAAGCCAATCAGTAATCCATTTTCCGCGAACCAACCGAACATTGCCATTAGCAACAGCCGCTGCGAATGGTCTTGCTCTAGTTTCTTTATCCCCAGATGAACGAACCCCCTGTAAGTCCCAACCCGGTACGACATATCTTGCATATTGATCAATTAAGGCTTTACCCGAGGAACCCGGTTCTTGCTCCATTCTGATAGCCACCGCTTTGCCGTCTTCTTGGGCGGTCTGCGAAATGAAGGTTTCCACCTTGTCTGATTTTGCCCTAATTTTACGAACATCCATGATGTAGGCGATTCCTTGGTCAAATAGCATCAAAGTGCCCACTGTCCAGTCGGGGTCAGTATTCCCCGAGTGAGGTTCGGTAGCCGCCAAGTCCCAATACCGAACGGCGCGCGCGGCACTAGTGATAACAGGGACATCGGATCCATCAATGATCGGAAAGTCGGTTCTGTCAAACAATGTGCCAAGAGTGGTTGCCCACCAGTCACCGAATTCAAGCCTTCGGCGCTCAACAGGGTCAAGGACAGACAATGCTTGACGATATGACTCAGCGTCAATTCCTGGGTTATCAGTTAAAAATGAAGGCACAAAAAATCTCTGCTCATTTTTACCCTCCACAATAAATCTTTGACGAACCCAGTTCGGGGCAGGGTTAGAGGCTGACCGCATTCGTAGGGGAACCTTGGACAGTGGACCTGAAGCAGGTCGGCGTAAACGAGAGAACATATACCTGTAGTCAGATTCGCGAATTTCTGTCACTTCGTCCATCCCAATAAATTGGAATTCTGAACCTTTATAACGCAAATAGTCGTTTGTATTGTTCAAATATCCGAACGAAATACGGGCGCCAGATGGGAATGTTGCAACATAACTATTGGCGTTCCAATGAACATCCTCATATGCCGAAACCCAACCACGGAAACGATCCATTAGCGCACCCGGCAAAGCCAAGTCCGCATATGTGCGACGAAAGAGAATTGCTGAATAATTAGGGACATCTACATACTGCAAAGCGGACATCAGCAACGCAGAAGATTTACCTCCACCAGCCGCCCCACCAAAAAGACCTTCAAGTGAGTAACTTCTTAAAAAAACTTTTTGAGTTAACGATGCTTCCTCAGGACAAAACAACGGATCCTTCGGTTGCAGGTATTCGTAAATTTTATCCCAGTCAGCCATTAGCCCTCGTAAAAATAGGTAGATACATAATGTAGTATTAAATAGGTCTTTCATTTGCTAAGGTGACGGTCTCAATGGATATTTATCGTAAACTCAAGTTATTCGCCACACGCCGCAACCTTGCAAACTGTTTGATGTTTCTATTCGTCGTAGGCGTTGCGTTAGGTACTGGTCTTATATTTCCGCCTGCGGGATTTATTACTGGTGGTATTGCTTGCGGAATCTATGGGTATCTGTTGGGATCTGAATAATGGCTTGGAACAGCAATAACAATAAAGATCTCAGGAACGTCAGTGAAAAAGCGATGTCCAATCCCGGCGCGCCTATCGCGTTTGATACACAACGAGCAGGCAAACCGTATAAAGACGGTTGGGATATTGAGCGTGCGTACCGAGACGGTATGCAAAAAGTTACATGGGTTTTCCGATGCATTGATGCAATCGCGGGAAACCAAGCGCGGCTACCAGTCATCCTGAGAAAAGGTAACGATCAGCGCGGAGAAAAAACAAAAGGCAACGAATCCTTGTTGGAGATTTTTAACTCAAAATCCAACGAAGGCGAAAACTCTTTTGCTTTTAGATACAGAATTTCTGCACAACTTTTGATGAGCACAAGAGGTGTTTTCATTGAGAAAGTTCGTTCTCGTGACGGGAAAATTATTGCTCTTCAACTCCTCCCTCCACAACACACAGCACCAGTCCCTGACCCCAAAAAGTTTGTATCGGGTTTTGAAGTGGACATGCGCAACGGAACAAAGTTCACACTAAAACCAGAAGATGTTTGTTGGATTCGTAGACCACATCCCCTAGACCCATATCTTTCAATGACTCCAATGGAATCTGCTGGCATAGCGATTGAATTAGAGACTTTGTCAAAACTTTATAATCGCAATTATCTTCTTAACGATGGGCGACCCGGCGGACTGTTGGTTGTTCGTGGCGACATGGAAGACGACGACAAGCAGGAACTAAAAAACCGTTTCCGAGGCAACCTTTCAAAGACAGGTTCCACGACTGTTATTGCATCGGAAGCAGGCGTGGACTATGTGGACACTTCTGCATCACCACGAGATGCCGCCTACACGCAAATGCGCGAAATACAAAAGAACGAAATCTTTGCCGCGTTCGGTGTTCCAGAATCGGTTATAGGTAACGCTGCTGGCAGAACTTTTGCGAACGCTTCTGAAGAACTAAGAGTGTTTTGGATGGAAACAATGGCGCCCCATCTTCACACCCTTGCTCGCGCACTTGATGAACTTGACGATAAATATTATGTTGACTTTGACACTGACGATATTCCAATTCTTATTCTCGCCAAACAAGAACGTGAACGCTATGTGATGGACGAATTTCAGCAAGGCTTAATTAGTCTTAATGAATACCGAAGCGCAACGGGTCGTAAGAAAGTTGAGTCAGAACTTGCTGACAGTCTTCTCTCCAACCCGAACCTTACGCCGATTGCCAATACGGAGAAACCATTTAAACCTGAAGAGCAACAACCAGTTGATATGGCTGGTGTTGATCCAAACGCTGTGCCGGGTGGTCTCCCACCGCAAGAAGGCGCTATGGAAATGCCTCAGCCTGCACCACCAGCGCCCATCCCCGCGCCAGACTTACCAGCAGGAGCACCTACGGAAACAGCGGCTCTAACCCCTGATCAACAACTTTCGGAATTTGAAAAAATTCAAGAAGAGATGCAACTTAAGTTTCTCAACGAACTTGAAACAAAGGCAGATACCGACACTGACAGATGGACGGAAATTATTGATCGTGCCTTGGAAAGGCTTTTTGAAAGACAACAAAGAGTTGTTATGGAAAAAGCATTCGGCAAACGAGGAATAAAAGCATTAGCAAGTGGCGCTCTAACGGTGGACATGGTGTTTGATCCTGAGGTATGGAACAAGCAACTTGCAGACGATCTGGAACCAATCATTATCGCCATCTACCAAGACGCCAAAGAGTATGTTGCTTCGCGAACTAGCGAAGAAGTAGCGCTTGAACCTCAGGAAGTTGAAAAACTTGCTCAACAGCAGATAGAAAGAATGCAACAAGCGAACACAAGCACAGCCGAGGAAATCGCCGCCGCTATTGCTGTTGCATTGATGGAAGAAAACGAAGAGGATAAATCTACGCTTTTAAGATTGGCTTTGATCGCAATATTTCTAAAACTTATTTCCAAGCGTAAACGAGACATCGCTGAACATGAAGCACAATCTTCCTACAACGGAGGTGTGTACTTGGCAGGCAAAGACAGTACTGGCGGTTTTACAAAGACTTGGTTAACCCGAAAAGATTCCCGTGTTCGTACTGCCCATAAGTTTCTTGAAGGCAAAACAGTGAATTTTGGTGATGGATTTGTTGTTGACGGGATGATGTTGCGTTTCCCCGGCGACCCAATCGCTCCTCCTGCTTTAACTTTTAACTGTCGTTGCCGTCTTCGTTTTGGATTCAACGGAGAGTAGTTTCAGTAAAATACCCCCTATATACTGAAAGTGTTCCTTTTTTGGTGCCCTAAATAGTTTATTGTTAATAAACAAACATTTTTGGAGCATCATGCCAACAGCAATATCTGAGTCACAGCAATATAAAGCGCTACAAGGTCAATTCAACATTGACGAAGCACTTGGTGTCGTTGAATGTTTCGTTGCTGGTATCGGAAACAAAGACTCCGTTGGCGACATTATCGTGCCGGGCGCATTCAACGAAAGCCTGAAGAGGCGTAAACCGCGAGTTGTATGGGGTCACAACTGGAATGAACCCATTGGCAAAGTTCTTGAAATGTACGAAGTACCAGCCTCGGATCCCCGTCTTCCAATGAAAATGCGCGCCGCGGGAATCGGCGGTCTTTACGCCAAGGTTCAATTCAACCTAAAGTCAGAACGAGGCAAACAGGCTTTTGCTGATGTCGCTTTCTTCGGCGAAGAACAAGAATGGTCTATCGGCTACAAAACACTTGACGCTGACTTTGACCCAAAGCGCCAAGCGAATGTCCTTAAAAAAGTTGAACTCTACGAGGCAAGCCCTGTTCTTCACGGCGCAAACCAATTGACTGGAACTATCTCAATCAAATCCGTTGAGGGACAAAACGCAAACGAGGGCATCAAGGGACAGATGCGTGACGAGAATGGCAAACTCACAGAACAGGGTCGTTCTTTGTTGATGCGTATTTTGGCGGGGAGTATGGCAAGGCAAAAGCCCGAAGAAGAAGAGAAGCCTCGCAAAGAGTCAGAAGAAGACGGCAACGATGACGCTGTCAATGCCCAAATGCCCGAAAAAGGACGAAAAGAAAACCTTCCATACGCCTTAGCAAAAAAGTTTGGTGGCTCAGTAAGAATTCGCGAATCTGACCCAAACAGCGTCATTTTTGATCACAGAGGAGAAACAGGCGAAATAGTCACGATGCGTGTTTCCTATCATTACGAAAACGATCAGTTCATGATTGGGGAACCAACAAGAGTTAAGCCACAAACCGTATATGTGAATATTGATGGCGATAAGCCAAGTGGCTCTGACGGTGAACGTCGTTTTGAAGACCGATACCGAATGGAACAAGACCCACAAGTCCCAGCAGGGGTAAAACCCAAGTCCCCTGAAAAGGCTGACCCTCTTGGTGGCATCATTCCACAAGAAATCGTTACTGCCCGCACCCGTGGATACGGTCCGCGTCGTGGGAACCTTGAGAAACTGCTCCGTTATTGGCGCCCAATCATGAAAAAGCCGGGCGGTTTCCGACGATGCAGAGTTATTCTCGCGAACCACCCCGAGTTGTACCCATTGAGCAACATCTGTGCTTGGCTTCACCACGAAACAACTGGTCTCTGGCCGAACGAAGGATGCCATCATCCCGGCATGAAGAACTGTCGTGGCAAATTGAAGAAGAACAATTGGAGCGATTCAGAGTTCAACAACCGATTGGGTGACATTCTCAAGCCGGGGAAATCTTTGGATTCACTCAACGAACAAGAACTCAAATCAATCTTTGATTTCCTTGATAGCGAGGAAAAAGGATACGAAATGATGGAACAACTTGCCACCCGTCTTGCCGAAGAAGATAAGCCAAAGGGCGAAGAAGAAATGCAACTTGAAGATGTTGAGTTTGAAAACGAAGACGAGGGCAACGAAAAGGCTTACGAGGCTCTCAAGGAATTCATGAATGAAGAACCTGATTTCATCAACTACATGGCAGACAAAGATAACTGGATCATGGAAGGCGACGACGATAAGGGTGGCATCATGGAAATGCCTTACTACGACTCAGAAAAAGAAAATGACTGTGGTTGTGGTGGCGGGGAGAGCATGACTCCTCAAAGCATGATTCCGATGTTGATGGCGGCTATTTCTGAACTCATGGGCAAGGACGCCGAGGAAGACATTGAAGTCAAAGCAGGCAGAGTGATCAACTCACGCAACATGACAAAACTACAAAATGCCTTCAACCTTCTTAAAGAAGTATTGAGTGCAGGGGGCGCCATTTCTGATATTGAAGCCAAATCCCTGTCGGTTGATGAAAAAGAAATGCTGTTTATCTCTTCAACAGAACACAGTTTGTATGAAGTCAAAGAACTTTTGGATCCAATTTTGGATTATTACCAAATCAAATCAGAGGTTACAGAAGAGGGTGTACAGGTTGAAATTGGTGGCGTGACAGACGATGCGTTTGAAGCGTTGCTAAACATTATGGACACAATGTAAATAATTAAAACCTTTTTACGTTGGTTCCATTTGTAGCAAAAACAAAACACTATTATGAGTTATACTTCAATAACAGGTTTACCACAAAAAACAGCAAAGTATCAGTGTTTGATGTCAGGCGAAAAACGCTTGACGCCATGCTCTGTTTGCTCTAATCCATCACGGTGTGTTGCTAAAACAATGCACTATAAGGAGTCCACGAACATGGCTAGCGAAACACCCATAGTAAAACTTTTGGCTGACGGCGGAATTGAATGCGCTAAAGGTTTGGAGTTAGCAGAATGTGGCTACAAGCCCGGCTCAAAAGTTTGCGGCAAGTGCGGAGCAAAGGCTGTCACCCAAACAGAAGAAGCCGTACCCGCTGACGCTGCGCCAGAAGTAGCAGAAGAAAAATCAGAATGGGTTAGCGCATCGGATGAGAAGGTGGCAAAAATGGCTGACGAGGAAATGGAAATGCTGGACGAAGAAATGGATCTGCCTGCTCCTAAGAAAAAGAAGAAGCCAGTAATGCCTGTCGTCACAGAAGAAGATGAAGAAGACGAAGACATGCCAGAAGATCTTGATGAAGAAGAAGAAAAAATGTACGGCGAAATTGAAAAGATGATGGAGCAACGCAAGAAGGCTCGCGCCAAGCGCATGGAAACAATGGGTGTCAAGTCGGCAGACTATGACGATCTTGCTTTTGTTTGCGCAATTGAGCGTCAGGTTTATGCGGGTGGTTCAGAAATTTGTGCATCATGCCCGGGTGGATGTGAACAGCAAGACACAATGCCAAGTCTTCTAGAAGTTGAGGGTATGGCTGAGAGCATGTTTGCAGGAAAAGTTCTTGACTCAGGCTACGCAGATGAAGTTGATATTTTTGTTGTTGATGTTCAACGCAAAGATGGAAAACCTGTTGAGGCTTACTTTGACGGAACAAGCGGAGAATGCATGGGTTGGCATCTCCTCAATGAAGACTTAATCGGCGAAGTAGCAACAGTTCCGGGTCAGAAAGTTATTTCATTCAGTGAGGCTTCTGCTATTGCGACAAAGTCAATTGATGGTGAAGTCGTTTCTGTTGATGCAGATATGTTTGACGGATATGACGCATACGCCGTAGAGATTGAAGGACTTGATGGAAAGTCTTACGATGTCTATGTTGGTGTTGACGGTGAAATTCTTGGATTTGACGAATACGATCCCGAAGAAGCCGCTGACATTGACGAAGAAGTAGCCGACATTGCTTTGAAAGCAATGTACGACGAAGATGAGCGCATGGAAATGGCTAAGGGCGGAATGGCTATGGCTGACGGCTCTTATCCAATCAAGGACGAAGAAGACTTGAAGAACGCAATCATGGCGTATGGTCGCGCAAAAGACAAGACCAAGGCAATGGCACATATCAAGAAACGTGCAATGGAACTTGGCAAAGAGGACATGATTCCTGCTGAGTGGTCAGAAGAGAAGACACTTCTTGATGATGAAGCCAAAGAGTTCTTGAGCAGTTTGATGGAACTTGAAATGCTTGAAATTGAGACAGGTTTTGACAAGTGAAGAAGAAAAACCAACTGAATGACTCGGTCAACACTTCAGGTCTTCTTTTTGAAACAAAACAAGAACAAGTCCCTGCGGTAGTGACGCCTGAAGTAGAGGTTGCTGTTGTTGAGGTTGAAGTTAAGGAAGAACCAATAGTCGTTGAACAAGTAGTAGAAGAAAAAGTGGAACCTAAAAAGGCTTCTAAGAAAAAAGAAGTAGAGGACGATGATGTGGTTCCAATGTCAACGATCAATAAGGAATCTGACTCAAGCGAAAGTTAAAATCCCCCTGAAGGGAGAAGGAGTTGATTAAATATTATTCAAACTTTTTCACCGAAGAAGAAATTTTTGATGTAGTCGCTCTACAGGTTTTACCTAACGCAAAACATTTAGAGGAGAAGATAAGCCACGAAATTTCCTCAACAGTCAACAAACAGTTAAAAAAATATCCATTTCAAATGGAGTTTGTTGTTTACGACATGAAACCCACCGAATCCATGGGTGTTCACTACGACTTTAGTTACACCACACCACCACACATTTCGGTTGTTGTATATTTGAGTAGTGAGTTTGAAGGCGGAGAAATATATTTTCCAGACCAAGATTTAGCAATTAAACCATCAAAAGGCGCATTATTGTTTTATGATTCCAACATCAGACATGAAGTCAAAGAAATACGGTCAGGGAATCGTTCGGCATGTGGCGTATTTTGGGATATTGACGAGTAAGGGGAGGCGATGATTAAATCGTCTCGCGCTTTTGACGCAAACGAAAGAGTCGCAGAATACCGAAAATCTGTTTCCGTCGTTCAGGACAACCTTCTTCTATTTAAGGGTTATCTCGGACCGACCATAAAAGATAATCCTTCTTTGAATTCTGTTGGTACACGTGCCGCTCGTGCCGCTGGTGTCATTGTTGACGCAGCAGGAAAATTAAGGTGTCCACCCGGTACTCCAAACGCAAACCAATTTACCGACATGCAAATGTCTAACTGTCTTGTCCCTGACGCATCTCAGGTCGCTAGGGGTGCAGCGAAAATGATGGACAAATTAGTGGATGGTGCTAGAGGGATTTTGGCGGATAAAAATGTTAAAGGATCCGCAAAAACAGCATCATTAATTGCTTTGCAGGCGTTTGACTATTCGTATGGTGACGGACAGGGGTCTATTACAGATAGCGTTTTGTTGGCAGTTTCTTTGTTTAACTCTGGTGGCGCTGATGTGCTTGATTTTACGGTTGATTCGCTTCATAAGCGAGGAAAAATTTCG